GGTAGTGCTTGGTTAGACAAAGAACCTTGTCCCCAATCAGGATTAAATGGTTGTATACCAGCTAACGCATTTATTTCCTCTATCATTGCTCGGTCTTGTGCTTGTCGTAGTGCTTCTTCCTCAGTCATTTGAGGTTGGGCTACTCCAGGTGGAAAGTATTCAGGGGTATTACCCACAGCTATATTGTTAATTATTCTTTGATTTAATCGTTGTTGCCCAGGAGGAGCTAATCCATATTCATTCCAAACTCCAGACATAGCATTAGCTACTTGTTCTGCTGGTAAATTAGCAAAAGCACCTATTGACGCATATAACTCAGGAATAGAGTTAATGTTTTTATTGTCTGATAAATCAAGAAAATCGCTAAAATAACTTGGCTCTGCCATTTATACACCTTCCTCTGGTGGAATCAATCCTTGTTGTTCTAATCTTGTAACTGCATTTTGTGCTCCAGGTCTAGGAGTTCCAGGAGGAACTGACGGACCAGGAGGAGCAGTCGGAGCTACAGGAGGTACACCCATCATAGCATCAGGCATTACTTGAGGGGAAGCTGTTGGACCTCCACCCATACCTGGAAATGGTGGTTGCATTTCTTGTGGTGGGGGAGGACCACCTTGTGGTTGTGGAGGAGCTACGCCTTGAGCCATTGCTCCAGCCTGTTGCATCATTTGTGCCTGTTCCATTCCTTTAACTAAGAATAATCTTTCAAGTTCACCTTGATAGAACTTAGCTAAATCTTCTCTGCCTTGTCTAATAGATGCCTGTAACATTGTCCACAATGTAGCTTCAGGTAATGTCCTTTCTGCTATCTGTGCGTTAATTGCGTCATCCATTTGGTCAGCAGACTGCAAACCAAGTACATGGTCACGTATAAATGTATCTGACAAGAGTGGAGTTTGTCCTTCTCGTGCCATTTGAGCCATAGACATTTTGGTCATATCGTCTTGTGGCAACTGACCGATAAATTCTATTTCAGGGTCACCTGCATTTTTGATAGTATCGACTGTAATTTCCTCAGAAAAATACATTCTATTTCTATCTTTACCGCTAACTTCAACAGATTTGTATGCACCAGTAATATACTGGTCTGAAATCATCTTTGCTATGCACATATATGCACGTTCAAGAGAGTGAAGTCTTGGTTGAAGTTGTGATTCAACGCCTTGTCTTAGTGTGTTTATTGCAAATCCTGACAATTGAAATTCTAATTGTCCATAAATAGAGTGTGGCAAGCCACCTCTTTGCATTTCACCAGACACAAGTCCCATGAATACGCCTGATTCTTTAGCCATTTCTAATAGCCCTAGAGGTTCAACGTCTTCACCTTGCCCAAGAGCTATCTCTGAGCCTTCTTTATATGGGTCTTCTTCTAGTGTTTTAGTTCCGTCACGAGACTTAACTTTCAATCCTTGTCTTCGTGAACGAGCTGTAAGTTCTAGCATTACGCTCATCATAAAGTTTTGTTTATCAAACAAGTCACGAGTAGATTTATAACAAGATTCACCAAAGTCTTCCATTGTATCTTGGCTTCTTGTGTCTGTAATTGCTTGAATCATGGGTGTTGCACCTACTGGTCCAAGAAATACTGGGACTTCATCAGCTCCATGCTTAGTTCTTTTCTTTAATACAGTTGAATCTGTAACAACAATATTATCTTCTTTGTCATAAAAATCGTAAACATCAATAGGTTCATCTGTATCTGAATCTGAACCTACAGTTACACCATAAGTTAAATTAATTTCTGATGGTGACTTCTTAGATTTATAACAAGCCCATGACAAACCATCAGGTCCTTCACCCCAATAAGTATGAAGTGGGTCCCATGGTTGAATATCAACATATGTTTCGCCATCTTTATTCTTAACTAGTAAGGCTCTGCCTGAGTACCAGCCACGTAGAGTTATGTACCAAGCTAGTTGCTGCCTTACTATTGGTTGTAATCTTTTAGTTAGTCTTTCATCGGCAGCCGTTAGGATACCAATTAAAAACTTTTCTTTAGCGTCATTGTTTTCTCGTTCTTCTCTTTCTGAATTATTGTAAGGTATTCGTACAACCATTTCAGCAGAAGTCATCCAAGAAATAAGTTTGTCTGCGTATACTTGTGGTTCGTTTGAAGTGTAAGACTGGTAGCCTTCACCTGCGTCAAATTCTTCTAATCGGTATAATTTATAGTCATCATCCATACGAGTACGCATAGGTTCTGTTAAATCATAGTGATTATCTACAAGAGATATAATTTCTTCTGCTTTGTAATTAGCCATTTACCACTGTTTAACCTTTATAGTTTTATTATCTGTAATATAACCATACCCATAACGATTTATTAATCCGTAAATTACTGCTTTAACACCATGATTATATCTATCTTCAGGTGTTTGTCCCACAATATTACCATCTCTATCCATTTTCCATCTATAAGAACGAGTCTGACCATCAAAAGGATTTGGTTTAACACCAAATTCTGACAATATTCCTTCACACTTAGGATTAAATACTATCATAGGTTCTGTTTGGGATACTGGATTAGTTTTTAAAAACGACTTTAGCCTTTCAGTTCCTTCGTTAATTCTTATTTTTTGTGAATCAAAATAGATACCTGTTCGTTCTAACCAAACTTCTGCAGGTGCAGCCATAGCTTGGTGTTGATAACCTGCTATATCAATAACTCCGAACTGTGCATCTCTCCACCAGGGTCTTGATTGTGCTATATCTATAATTTCATCTGTAACCAGATTCCTTTCATAGATTTCATCTATAACTCTTACTTGGTCATTAACTACTTGTATTATTTCACAGGCGTATGCCTCTGAGTAGCCTGGGTCTATCCATATATGTACAGGTACATCTGGTTCGTACTCTACGTCACTCACATGAATATCAGCTCGTAGTTCATTAAATACCAGACCTTGTGGAGGGCTGGGTATACCTTCAATTCTTTCTAAGAAAAAATCATCTGAGCTAACTTTTTCAAGTGCTAATATTTCTGGGTCTTGTCTACCGCCTGGATATAAATATTGATTAGAATAGCTGGGTAATGAGAACGCTTGTTCGTCTACTGATGCTGAGTGTTGCCATGACTGGTACATTTGTGGATACCAGCCTAGTGAACCTTCAAAAGTACCAGCTAAAAACATCCAACCTTTCTTTGGAGCACATCTTCCACGCAATCTGTGGAAAGTTTCGAGGTCTAGCTGTGATGCTTCGCAACCAATGATGCCATTAGGTGCTCTCATAGCTAGTGTTCTTGGGTCTTTAGCGGACTTTGTTTCTATTCTTGTACCATCTGCCAGTATTATTTTGCCAGGGTCTACTCTTTTTGTTGCTTCTTTAAGTAATCCAAGAGTAGAAAAGTCTTGTACGAGGTATTCAAACTCAGCTCTGGTACGTTCGTAGTCGGCAGCAACTAGCCAGAACAGACCTTGTCCTTCTGTTTCCAGGAATCTACCTAATAAATATTTAGCTGCAACCATAGACTTGCCAGCTTGTTCGCCACCAGCTACTAGGATAAATCTTTTTCTTGACCTAAGTATCGGTGATTGTAATGGAGTTGGTTTAAAGTCTACTTTTTCATAAATAAAATCAGATAGTTCATTTGCATCAGAACCAGTCAAATTGTTATTCTGATTTTCCACTTTTGCCTCTTAATATATCTTCTGCTTGTTGTTGTGCTGTTTTAATTTCAGCACTTTGACCTTCATCAAACTTAATACCTCTAAATTTAGTCTTAAGTTCTTTCATAATATCTTTAGCTGTATCGTCATTTATCTGTGCGTTGTCTTTATACTTATCAGGTAGTAGACCTTTAAGTGCAAATATTAAAAGAACAGGATTAGATTTAGGGTCTTTAGCTCTTTGAAACAGAGTTTGTTCTATTTCTTCTGCGAAATCATCTTTAACGTCATTAAATCTAGTAATAAAATCAAACTTATCATCTCGTTTCCAGCGTTTATACGTGCTTCTACCTATACCAGTCTTCTTACAGGCGTGTGTAATCGTACCTAATTCTTCAAATGCTTCGAGAAATAAATCTTGTCTAGCTTTAATAGCTTCAGGATTATTGCCTGGCATACCTGGAACAGCGTTACTAGCCATTAATAACCTCTCTTTACCATACCTTTTTTCTTTTTCTTTTTAGGTGGTCTTCCTACTTTTGAACCGTATGTTCCTTTTCCTTTAGGCATAAATCCTCCTTACCATTTTACTTTATCAGACCAATAAGCTGCACTCATTTTACCTTTAGCTATATTCTTACCATGTCTTGCCTTAAAACTTTTACGTCTGGCTTTATCTTTAGAGCTTTGAGGGTTTTTACCAGCACCGCTAACCCCTTGTTGACCGAAGCGTATAGTCTTTATTTGTTCTCCAGACTTAGCTACAACTACGTGGGACTTAGTTCGGTGGCTAGGGGTACGTTTAGGTTTATTAAACCCTGAAACGCCAGCACGTTTTAACCTGGAGTCACTTGTTTTTGCCATCTTATCTCCAATAAATAGGTTCTTCATCCTTCATTATAAGATACCATATATGTTTACTTTTACATTTATATTTAAATTGTTTATTGTAAGGATATTTACTAGAAGAACGTCTTTCTTTGCAGTTATCATAGGGACAATCCATCTCATATCGCAACGCTTTATTGCCGTACCCATTAATAAAACCCATAACGTAAACAGTCTTACTGTCATTTAAATATCTGTTACCTTCCTTACGAACAATAACTCTATCTAATTCATTAGTATTATTCTTTTTCTTCTTTATTTTATTTGGAGCAGTCGAGTAATCCGTATACCCACAAATAACACACTTGTTACCGTCATCACTGAGAATAGTTGCTCCCAAACACTTACTACATTCTCTTAGCTTAACCATAAAAATGATGTTAGCATAAACTCGGTGGAAACGGAAACTAGGGTGTGGTGCTTTGCCTCACCATCATTGACCATTTCGTGCAGTACGTTGCCCTAGACTAATCTG